TGATTATACATTGCTAATACTTAATATTTAAATTAGATTTATTAATGAAAACGCCACTATTCCCCACATTGGTGATTACTACAAACCCCATCTATCCAACCACGTGCTAAGTTAAAATCTGCCGTAGTTACTGCGCACGCTTCTTCGACAATTGATCTTTCAATATCGGCTCGGTTAAGCTCTCGCCTACAGCTGGCAAGTCTTTCGGTATCGCTGGCAATTTTGCCTGAGGAACTGGCGCTAGTTGTGTCGAGCAGCATGCGGTCAGCGTAAGAAGCAAGCCTGTAATCAGCATTTGTTTTAGTAGCATATAGATTGCTCACTTTATTTTGTAGTTTGGTTTTGTCGATGTTGAGTGTTTGAATTGTGGTTTTGTAGTTTTCAACGGCAAGCGATACTGCTTTCCGTGTATTTGCCTCTACGATTTTATTTTTCTCTGCTTGGAGTTTGGCCTCCTGCTTAACTAGGCCGATATACTCTGTGTAGTTTGCTTTTTCTGTTTCATACGCTGATTTGTAGTGCCAGATTGCAAATAGCATCAATAAAACCAGTACAATGCGCCAGTGCTCAATTAGTAATTTAAATATTAATTTAGCCTTACCAAGTATCCATAAGCCAAAACTAATCATCTTCATCACTCCACTTAAATTCAGGCAATTCAATTGTCTGGCCAGCAAGCTCATGCGTACAGTCGCCTAAATATTGAATCTTCCCATCAGTTATAAACGTATGACACACATCAGTGACATAATCACCGGAAAAGTCAGCTGGAGCTGGATTGTCGTTTGTATATCCTTTTGGATGCGTGTACTTGGCTAAAATTGATGGTGTAAACGTGGGCGATTCAACATTGCCATTAAATCCCCACTTAGGCATGCCTTCATATTTAACATTTATACTATGTACACGCTTACATCCATTGCAGTAAAAAGCGGCTTGCCCAGCCTCTAGTAATATTTTAGGCATAATCTAACTCCACAAAATCCAACGGATCTAATCTGTTGGCCGTACCTAACCCGCACACTTGCTTGGTGCGGATTTCAAAGTGCAGGTGTCCGCCTTTTGCGATGGTGTCCATGCCTTTGGCGTTGCCTGTGCTGCCAGTTTTACCAATCGATGTGCCAGTGGTTACTTTTTCGCCAATTTTCACAGTGACTAGGCTTAAGTGAGCGTAAAAAGCGTATAGCACGCGCCCATCGGTATGCGTGAATTGATGGGTGACTGTGTAGCCATAGCCGTCTAGCCCCATATTTACGCCAACGATAACGCCATCAGCAACGGCTAGGACTAAATCGCCTTTGTTGGCCTGCAAGTCAATGCCTTGGTGCGCACGTTTAGTGCCGTCTGCATTTCTACGCACTAATCCAAACTTAGCGCTATTCACACTAGCTAAGCCTGCTGTGCGTAACTTACATATCTTTAGTGGTTTCATTACGTTCTACTTTCCGAATAGACTTTAAATATAAACCCCTGCAAAACTGATATAGGTGCTGTCACCGCTGCGATAATCAAAGCCACATCTGCACCTGTTTTATCAGTAGTCGTTGCAAATACTGCCGCCCAATGAAATGCTTCCCAAGTCATCCAAACGGTTACATAAAGAACAAATGAGCGAACAGAAATGAAGTTCTTTGCATCTGCCCACTTGATGAAATTCATTTGTCAGCTTTTCCGTCTAGCTTTGCTTCAATCTTGTCTAGCTTTGCAAATAACGCAGATCCCAACTTATCCATGTCATCACGCTTAACATAAGTACCAGCCACCAGCACCTCAATATGCTGCACCTTGTCCGCAAGTAGTGAATCTGCTTTTCTCAGCTCATCAATAGATGCTTTTAAATTGTTTAAAACCCAACCCCCTAAAGTACCTATTAAACCAATGGCGATGTTGATAATTGTCTGCGTGTCCATGCATTACCTTTCTTTTTTTATTGTTACTCGCTAGCTTTCTGCTAGTCGTATTTTCTAAAGCCTATAATCCTATTGGCGTACAACTTACGCGGCAAAGGTGCGCTTCGATGGGCTTTCCAGCCAATATTTGCGCTGATATATCGGTTAGTGAGTGGGATTGGCGTTTTGCACTCAAACTTAAAACTTGATGGATAGCTTTCGTATCGTAGCCACAAACCCTTGTCCTCTACGCCATATTCATAGGACTTGCTCAAAGGCTCAATAGGTGTACCGAACCAATAGAATAGGAAGCCATAGGCATTGTTGCGATAGAGCCACATGACACGGCAAGCGTAGCGCAACCACCAACTGGAATCGTATTGCTCTTGAGTGGCTTTACGTAGCCATTTAAAATGACTGTCTTTCGCGTATCCGTCATACCACCATTCGTCAACGGCATTGTCGTGAGATTGAAAGTACATCAAAGGCTTAAGTAGGTAATCACGAGGCATAGTGACAACCCCACCCAGAATCTTAGCGCGGTCTGTGCGTAGCTCTTTGCGTGTGAAAATTGCTACTAGCGGATTAAGCAAATAGCATATTAATTCAATAGCCAGCGATGGGATGAATAGTAGAATCCACTTAAACAATGGCATTTCTAGCCTCCTGCCGTGCTGCTGCAATGTCAACAGGAATCGCTACGCCAGTTTCAGCAAAGCGCACCACGTACCAATCTGTACTGGCTAGATATGCGCGGGCATCAGCGTTGATTTTTGCTTGCAGTTGTTCTTGGGTTGGCGGCGGGAATGGCAGCTTCATGATTTCACCATCAACCAGCGACCAAATGCCATCTTGCTCGTTGATCGTTTTATAAAAAATCTCATCACTGACTTCGATTGCATCGGCTGGGATTTTGCAAAGAGGATTAAGAACCTCAATCATTGGTGGCGTTATATCTGGATCATCGATTAGAATTGTCGGTCCATCAAAAGAGGTTTCAGGATCATATTCATAATTTTGTTGCTCAATTTGTGGCCACAAAAAATCTGGATCAACAATCAAAATTGTGCGCTCACCGTGAATTTCGCTATCGTAACGAGCGTCTAAAATATTAGCTTTAAATAAAATGTGTTTTGACATGATTTTTCCTTAATGCCCTATGGCTAACCAATATGCGGCGGCTGAAGTACTCCCCGTGTTCCGTATAACAATTTGAGAGTTACTAATCGATACAACCACTAAATCTGCTGTTGTATCAGTGCTAGAGATTTTAGATCCTGTTGCAAAACGGGCATTTTCAGGGAAAGAGATTGGTAGCGTCACCGTGAAGTTTGATGAAAAAGTAGAAGGCGTTTTCCCCCACTGGACAATCAATTTTTTAATCGTGTTATCAGCTTTATCTCGATACGGAATCGTTATATAGTCATTTTCAGATGATCCACCCAGACCAAGTAAGCCTGCAATAATTGCAGCAACTGGGGGCACAGCGGTAAGGCTGCCAAGACCTGTAAAGTCACTTGATTGCGCTAAAAGCACCTTACCCTTTAAGGCTGTTGTTGCATCAGGAATCGTCCCTGATGCGTCAACATCTAAAAATAATTCAATTGCACTTTTGGCAATCCCAACAATTATCACATTGCTTATTGGTTCTGTTGCTGTAATAGCCCCTGCTACAGTTCCGCTTAAATAATATTTAGCCCCTGCTGTTAACCCGCTTAACTGTCCTGCATAAGCGCCCATTAAAACAACTCGGCTATTGGTTACATCTGCAAAGCCAATCATGTTTTGCTTATTGGTACCATCAGCAATAGCCTCATCAAATCTGCTATTTGCCGAATCCCAATACACCGCTTCACCATCAGTTACGCTTGCTTCAAATGCTGTTGTAGTGATAGATAGAAAATCATTTTTAGCCGCAAACACAGCCTTAAGCGCTTCGTAGTATTGTGAGTTTGTTGCATTGTCAACATCGTCATTTGGACTTATTCCAGCTTCAACAAGCGCTTGCTGGAAAAATGCAAACATATCGTTTGCCCAATCCTTTTCAAGGTATGAGCCATCTAATACGCCTGGTGCAGAGCGGTTTTTAAATGAGCCTTGCGGATAATTGCTGTCGGCTGGATTGGCTCGTCCTGGGTATCTTGTTGCTAGATTAATTGCCATTTTTTAACTACTCCTAATTTTTGCAAACTGTGCTTCTGTATCGCCAAATTGAATTTCATCTTCATCAAAAACCAATATATCTGTGATGTCGTTAAAGCCTAAAAACTGAACTCCCTGCGGCTTTTGTACTAAGTTGATGTTGAATAAAGCCCACTGCTGAATATTTGTTACATCTCCTGCAAATTCTATTGCAAAGGACATTTCTTCTGTATCTAACACTTGCACGTAATCAACATCAGGCGCGACAACAAACATCGCTTCCAAAATAGATTCAATCGTTGCATCTCCATTGTTTTTGAATATCTTGGCGCGTAATGCAATTCGATAAATTTCGTCATTCATTACAGAATCAGTTGCAGTTGATGACTCTGAAAACACTGCATTTACATCGTCACCGCACTGGTCGCCTTCTGTTGCATCAAACAAGCCTGGGAACAATTGCACTACACCGATAAAATCGCGGTTCAATACAACAATGCGACCGATAATGTCGAGCTGTGCGCCAACATTACTGTCAATGTCATACATATTTCTAACTGCGATTGCAGCGGCTTCTAAACTACCGCCCATCTTTCGTGCAATATCAAACCACTTAACCGCTTTAGGTTTAGTCCGATACTGTGAATAAATTCTATCTGGCACGTTCATTAGATAATCGTCACTGTGATATTGGAATCAGTCCAGCGTGATAGCTCGTTAAACTCAATATCCACGTTAGCAGTGCCGCCATTCAGCGTGAGAGATTGAACAAACGAGTTTCCATACAAGCCAATCACTTTATTAGCTGGGGTGAACATGGTGAAATAAGGTACATCTTCGCCAATGTCGAACCCTAGTGATTTGAAACCTACGGACGGGTCAATAAGATTCCCTGCGCCAAAGTCAACGTAAGCCGTTTTAATTAAATCTACAATGTCATCAGGCAAGTTTCCATCGTTAACAATGGTGACAACAACAGTCATATCCACATAGATTGGACGGCTGAACTTAATAAGCTTTCTATTTGTTGGATAGCGCGGTGAAGTCACTAACACCTCAACTGGCGTTCCAGCTTGATATAGTTGATGCCCTGGATTCTTTTTAAGATAAATAGCTAGAGCAACATTGTCATCAGTACCACCGTCAACGATTGAGGCGGTTGAGTGTGGAGGCAATCCATCTACATCTGTTGTATTGGTATCGTTTTCGTAAACCTTGACGCGCCTAACCTCTGGTACCGCAAACAATTCACCGTACAAAGAATCAATTTGATTGTTACCAGGGCGACCTACTGACTGATTGCGCTTAATACGAAAGCTTGCATCACTTTCGCGCTCTGTACCTAATGTTGCCGCAGATGGGTTATTGACCGTGATTAAGCCGCCCACTGTCGTTACAATATTATTGATGGTATTGGGGTCAGCTTGTATCGCGCCAATTTCAGAGCTAAATGCCTCAACCGTTGCTGCGCCTGCGCCATCTAGCGTGAACGCTTGCTCAACTACCCATCGAGAGCCAGTCGTGCGAGATTCAAACACTGAATTAGCGGCAATTAATGTACCAGCCACACCGCCTAATACGAGAGAAACACTTGAGCGCGAACCTTTAGAAGCATAAGCACCTGTTAACTCGCCAATCACGGCTAAATCAACGCCCACGGCTTTCATTGGGTCTTTTGAGTTGTAGGCTTGTTGTAGCGTTTCATCTAACGCACTGAATATTTCAGCATCATGCGCCAACTTAAGGCCGTCAGGCGTAGAGGGGTCTAAATTCCAGTTTGGATCAATAGATACATACAGCCCACGCTCTTCATCAAACCATTGGTTTTGAGTTTTTAGCTTATAGCCAGTTTCGGTAATTTCAGCCATTGAATGTAATGTCCTGTATGCCTGTTAATGTGAGTACGCTTGCGTTAACCGCCAGCTTGCGAAGGTCTAAATCGTAAGTCATTGAGAATGCGGTTAACTTAATTACGCCTTTAGTTTCCGCTATGCGTGTACGTAAAATTGATTCGATTGCATCCAAGTTATCGCCTTTGCCTAAAATGCGCTGAAACCACGGAGTTCCGTCCGTGACATCTCTAAAATACTCGCCATAAAATAGCCTTAGTCGAGTTTTAATGGTCTGCGCTATTTCATCCTGCCCAGTGATAAACGGCATTTCACCACTCGTGATAATGTCGCCTGTGACTGCATCTAATCTGCGAACGGTCATATCGGAACCCCTGTATTGCCACCGCCTACTTGTACGCCACTGTGCTGATGGTCAATCATGCTCTTACCGCCAAACGTGCCGTTTGTGGTTGCTGTCATCGTGTTGGATTTAATCTCTGTTGGCGATTCAACATTGCCGTTGGTTTGGAATGTCACGCCATTAATGGTGATAACTCCACTTGGTGATATGCGGATATGTCCAGCGGAATTTTCTACTGCAATTGAACCGTCATTTTTTAGCCATGCAAACTGGTTGCCTGACCTGTTTCTCATGCGAATACCGTTGTTTTGGAAATCAGGCAATACGTTACCTAGTGAGCGAAAGCCAGGAATAAAAAACGCATCTTGCAATGAGTGAAATCTACCTAATGGATTGTCAGCAATGCCGCCTGTATTTTTCCATCCATCAACACATCGCTGCGAAAAGAAAATCATGCCCTCGCACCCTGCGTCTATTTGATACTCAACAACATAGTCATCGCCAATAAAACACACTGGCACATCAATGATTGGGGGAGGATTAAATACAGCACCGTTAATATCAATACGCTGTATGCCGATCTGGACTTGTGCGCGTTGTTTTGCACCATTTTCTAATAATGCTAAAACGTGACCTGGTATGCAGGTAGCCACGCCTTTCATTAACTCTCTGAAAGCGGTCTTTTGTACGTTCGCAGAATTAAGCGTGTTATTTTGCATAACACAATTTTACTAAAAACTATTTGATAAACTGATTCCCTTTAACAGTCGCCCGATTAACCCTTGAGAGTGCCTCACCTCGAGTAATTGAGCCGTTTCTGTTAACGTCTAATCCTGCATTTGCGTTATATTCAGCTTGATATTGACCGTCACTTGTCCACATCACAAACGTGTCAGGCTTGCCGATTGCCTTGGGCCACAATACCGCCATGTAGCAGTCGCCTAAGTTTTTAATTCTTGGCGCGTAGCTTTTAAAATACTTTTCTACAAAGTCCAATTGTTGTACTGCGGTCATACTTGCTAATGCGGATGTAGTTGTGCCTAACCCTCGCGCAGTAGATTCAACGAATTGAATTAAACCTGTTGCGCTGCCTCTTGGGTTTTTGGCAGATGGGCTAAATGTTTCGCCAGTTTCAAACGCCATGACCGCCATTAGCCAGTTAGGATTGATACGTAAACGCTTGCTTATCTCGCGCACTTTTACTCTAAAGTCTTGGTTTACCCTTGCTCCCCAAATCAACTGTCCATTTATAGGCAATGTGCTAGTGATATTGTCGGTCAATGGCTCATTAGGCGCTGGACTGATTGCGCCAGCGGTATTGAATGGAACCTTAGCCGATAATTCACGCACACCGTCTATTTCAACATCCCATCTGTCACCGTGGCTATCACCTTTATAAGCAATGGATAAGACGTTATACGTTCCGTTGACGCTTGCATCTCCGCTCACCTTCTGAATAAACAAATTGCCAGTGTTAAATGTTGAAAACTCTGATTGCACATTGATACGGCTATTTGAGCGTATATATGGATTTAGTGACATCACCACGTTTAGCCCTAATCCCTCTGGTCCACGAGTAACCTCTGGCACACCACGCATTCCTGTGTATTGGTTTACTTCAAACGTAGGCGTAGCGCGAGGCCAGCCCCTACGGTTAATAACGACACTTCCGCGCTCTAGCGTCCAATCAAAATCATATTGATAACCTAAGTCGTCTAAAGCATGGGTAATGTCGCCATCTACCACGTAGCCACTTGTTAGCACGACTGAGTTAGTAAATTGCTTTTCGTCTATGGTTAAAAATCTAGGCCATTGTCGGGCCAAGTCTTTCAATACCTCAATGACTTTTGCGCCTTTTCCATAAGATGATGAAGCCGAGCCACGGTCTTTAAATGAAGTGCCGCTTCTGCATAACAATCTTGTTACCGTACTTGGACCGTCACGCTCTCGTAATACATTGATGATCGTGCCGATAAATATCGTATCGCTTGCGTTTTCATAGCCAGCTTGAAACGTGATGCTTGAATCGCGGCTGATAGTTGTATCTTTTGATAGGTTATAAATGCGAATGTCTGCAAATGCGATTGCATCTTGAGGGCTAACGGTAATATCGAACTGGGTGCGTAGCTGTAGCGCACCGCTAGACCTAATGAATGGCGAACCATCAATATCAACCGCCCACGCACGATTAAAATACATTAGTCAGCCACCCATACAAGATGGTTATCAATGCCTAAGTTTTCTAGTGTAACTTCACTTCCCACAAAGAATAGCTTGCCTATGCCAGCGTCATACCCTGCTAAAACATTTGCACCTGATACCAACATACAACCTAAGGCCAATGGAGAACCATCACGATACACATTCAACGACCATGAAGGCGTGTCGGTATAGGTCACATAGTTAATCTCTAAATCTAGCAGGTTGTCGCCTAGCTGAATGCTAAACTGTTGGTGCGCGTTTTCTGAACCTGCGGATAGTGGGATTTTAATCAATTCGGCACTCCAACAATATTGGCTTGTGTTACCAATTTAGAAATCACCACATTTGCATCTGTGCCTATTTTCTGGCCTTTATTGACTGTGGCTGCTGCCGCTGATTTTGCAGGGTCTCTATTAGGTAACTGCCCCTGTGTTGGTTGATTCTGATTAGGCAATCTATTTAGCGAGATTAGCTCTTGCAAGTCAGCTACGAAGATTAACCCATTCTCGTTTTCAGGGTCACGAGTGCGGCTAATTTTAGTCACAATCATGTTTGATAACTGAATGTCCACTGCGTCAACCGTCATTATCTCGCCTGTGCGAATCATCTCAATCAGAAATTCAAGCGCGGTACTTGCTCTTGTGCTGTCTGAGCCTGACAAATAAGCGGATGAGATACCAGCTACCGCGGATAATATGCCAGAATCTGGCAATACGTTAGTGATTGCGCCTGCTAAAAAGTCTATCGGTGTTATTTTTAAAGGGTTATTACTGACCGCACCAACGATAGAATATTTAACTGGCTGAATGATACGATGGTCACTCACTTTTACGCCTGATTCAACAGGGTAATCGGTAAGCTCTACCGTGGCCTCGAAGCTATCCTCAAGCGCAGCATCAAATGAAAATACACCAAGCTTTGGTGATTTTTTAGTTAATATATTGAGTATGCTCATCGTGCTGTTGTAGACCTAATATCATCAATGGTGTTGAAGTCGCGCCTTGTTTGTACTTGAGTTACTCTCGCATCAAATGCTTGACCGTCCAATTCAACTTTCATGTTGATGTTGTTTTGGATTGGCGGCTGTTTAGTGGCTGATTTTTCACTAAGATTTGTCGCGCTATCTGCATTCCTTTCAGCATTCATCCTCACAGATTCTGCGCTTATCCCCCTATCAACAAACATGCGACTATTGCGCCAGCCTTTGCTTAATGCAGGGCTTCTTTCGTTATCGCGTATTTGCTGATCTGTTTTGAACTGTCCTGTTTTCTCAAAATTAGCGCGTTTTTGAGCTAGCTCATCTTTAATAAACTCTTTGTTAAAGATGTTTGGTTTATATTTTTCATGGATGCTGTATTTATCCTTGTTTGCCGCGCCAATTATTTTAAGCGCGGATGGGGCGTTTTCTTTAAGTCTAATCACACTAGAAACGCCAGGCAGGTAACTAAGAGCGCCTGATATTGCACTTTTTGCTGTTGTTTTCTCATCTTTATTTAGCGAACCGCCTGCACTCAGTGATAAGTTAAATGCTGAAATAACACCAGTAATAGGGTCTAAAAATTTATCTGCAAGCGTATTGCCTATACCCTCAAATATTAATTGAGTTTTTGCCATCTCAACATTGTAAGCTCTTGCTTTTTCTATTAACTCATCAGTAATAGGTGCAAGACTTCCAGCTTTTTGGATAGTATTATCAAACTCTTTTTGACCAAGCCTTAGCGATGCCATTGTTGCATCAGAGAAGCCAAAGTTATCTTGTATTAACCTTTGCTGGTCTTTGTTTAGTTTTGGTATTTGCGCGGATAATTGGCGTAGGAACTCTTCACCGTTTTTAGCTTGCGCTAATGCATTAGTGTCAATCCCTGCTAAGGTAGGGTCTTCAAACGCACCAAAAGAACCTTTTAGCCTAAACTGCGTTAATGCACTCTCTGCCGATTCAATCGCCTGTAATGATTCTGCAGCATCGCCACCAAGTAACCGCAAGGCGTTACCATAGTTATTAACGAATGATGCTGATGTGTTGAGTTTTGCGCTAGCTAGTGCGATTTTATCTATACGATTGCCAGCATTAATAGCGCCAGCACCTAAAGCTATACCAACCCCTGCTAAAGCCGCACCTGCAATGGCAGCGCGTGACTTAATGCTACCTAAGCCACTGTTTACTTTCTTTTCGCCCTTGTCGAAATCTTTGGTTTCAAAGCCGATTCCGATAAGAAAGTTGGTTAATGTATTTGCCATTTTTTACGCTTTATCGTGATTTAGATTATTGTTACTTCTGCGTTAATGATGCAATGTGATCTGCGACCATTTCACTAATAGTCTGGTTAAACAATTCAACATCGGCTAAAGAGTACGTGCCATCGTTTAAATCAGACCACTTGCATAACGGTGGGCATATCCCCTCAACCCCAACGCATGGGCGCATCAAATACCAATTTAATTGGCTTTTTGTTCCACTGGTTGAACGTCTTCTTTTCGGACGTTTTCCAACCATGTAAAAAAATCAGCGAGATTCCATTCAAGCAACTTAGCTAGCAATGAGTTGTACTCAACCATCCTTGATGAAAAGGTATTGATGTCAACTGGAATTTGAGTACCTTCGACAAATACTTTTGCCATCAAAATAGAAGCCACTTTAGTTTTAATCGCGTTCGGCATTGCCATGAACATCGCCATTAAAAACACTTCTTTAGCTTGCCCGTCTAGGTTATCTGCGTTAACAAATCTATCCATGATGGGCGCAGTTAATAGGCTTAATAGCTCATCCTGACCAACTGCGGAAGCCATTGCTGCGTTGTAGGAATCTTGACCAACATTGAATGTTTTAACTTTTGACATTATTTAGAACCCGTCCAGCTATTAAACTCAATGATGAATTGGTTATCGGTAATCGTTTGACCGCCACGACCACGAGTACCATCGTTCACAATCACACCTTCTGCACCTACACCAACTTCTAATGTGCCAATTTGCGTATAGCTCATGGTGATATTTGCATTGCTGTTAAAAAGGCCTTGCATATAGCTTGAATCAGGTGAGCCAGGATTAAGGTTTAATGTAAATCTGCGACCAGGATTAATGCGGTCAAGGCGCACAGCGTTACCGCCTAATCCTCTTCGCAATACTGATTTTGGGTCTATTGGCTCGTCTGAGAATGGCGGGTCTGTATCGCCCCAATCTGTGATTTGGCGACCGTTGCTAACAACGACTGAGCTTTCAGTAGAAAAATTGTTCAATGCCATGATTGTTCCTTATTAAAATACATCAATATCAACGATTGCTTGATGAATCGCACCAGCTCTAAAGATACGGATGCGGATTGGTGCTGATTTACGTGCGTCACGGTCACTGTCTGACAGGTCTAAAATACCCTCTGGCACTGTCAAAATCTCATAACCAGCCGTGAATTTTTCCACTGCATCATCAGGATCAATGTAGTTACGTGGGCCAAGATAGTTATTCCGAACGAACTGCTCACACATGTTACGCGCTGTACCGATTAATACCGCTTGGCCTACTGGTGTTTGTGCTAACTTGGTTGTTTGGTTAGCCAATGCATTATATAAAGCCACGGTTAAATAGTTGATGAACGCATCTAAGTTGACCACATCATCAATGTACTCACCAAATGTTGAGTGTGTGAACGTATTTAACCAGCGACCGTTATCGTTTGAACCTTGCAAGTCAACCACGGTATAGAACACTGCTTTTTTAGTGTCTGATTCCATCGCAGTGATTTGCGATGAGGTTAAGTTTTCAGCCGCTACGCCAGGTGATTTTTTAAACTCGCCTGTAATGGTTGATTTGTCTGCTGAATAATTCACTTTTGCAAAATATTTAACGAGCGCATTACCTGCGTAAGCGTCAGTCGCATGAACAGGAGTAAACGCATGGCGAATACCCAATGTTGTGAGCTGAGATGCAATATCGTTGGTAGTATTTTGGTTGCGAATCGCAGTAGCGGATGTACCTGTTTGGTTATTCACAAACATGCTACCGTTAGATTCACACCACTGCGCGATGAGCAATACATCTGCTGGCGTTGATAGCACATCTTCGGTAAAGAATGACCAGTACCACCAAGCAATATTACGCGCCTTGTTTAGCGTGTCTGTGATGGTTGCGTCTGTTGGATTGACTGCCCATAGTGTAATCTCGTTAAT